CTTGTCATCGAACGGATTGGATGCAGAGGCTGAGAACGTGATGTAGGGGAAGACAGATAGATTTGCCGGGTCTGTATCCTGCGGATGCTCGACACCAATCGACACAGCGAAGCTGCTAACGTCGCCGTCAGCGGCCAGCTTGGCGTAAACCGCCCCAAGAATGCCTTCAGTTTCCATTACAGCAAGTCCTTCAGTGCGCTCTCAAGTGCTTCCTTAAACGCAGGCTCTGCCTTCTGCTTGGCCGGAACCATAAATGGACGAGGTGCGATTGAGCGGGTTCCGTATTCCAAATAGGCAGCATATTTTGCCTTCGCCGAAACTGTCACTGTGAACTGCCCTTCTTCCTCAAGCATGATGCTGCTTGCAAGCCGTCCTGTGTCTGAAGCGGGTGGTTGTCCCGGCGCAGATGCCTGATGCGTAGCGGACAGCCCAGAGCCGCTGCGTGGCGCAACAGGAACCGCACGACCGTTGATGCTTCGGAAAATGCTGTCGTAGACCTGACCAGTTTTCGGCCCCTTGTTAATTGATTCCACGATCCCCTGCTGAACGTCTGTGGCAAAGTCAAAGATGGCGTCAGAAACCTCATCTCTAATTTCCTTGCTGGCACTCTCCAGTGCCTTCCGAACCGCATCAGAGCCTGTGACATTCAAAGTGACTGTCATGTCGCTGGCCCAAGCTGGACGGTTATCTCCAGCCATTCGTCCATGTAATCGACATTGGCAATGAACCTGATTTGACCGTTTCGACTATCAATCACAATCCGGTCTTTCTCGGTCAGCCCTGAGAAATACCGCGTCACCACCTTATAGTTCCCGATGGCCTCAAGTCGGTCAGAACCCCACACCTCGCGCCCTGTGAGGGGCTTGACCATCCCACGGGTTGGCGCACCTGAGATTGCCGCCCAGTTGCGTATGACGCCGCCCATGCTGTCTACGGTGTCGGTTTCCCTTTGGAACGAAACCTCAGTGCGAAGTTGGCGGGCATTGTATTTTGAGCAGCAGGCTACCACGCGAGTTCATCCCCCCGACGATAGAAGCTAAGAAGGCGCTTGATCTCTGCGGTCATGCCTTCGCAGCCGTCGTATAGCTGCTCTACATAGCCACGAATAGCTTGCAGGATCGGGTCAGGGATAGAGCCGCTGCCGTACCCTGCAACGTAGGTGATCTTCACCGCGTCCTGCGCTCGCAAGTCACTCGGCCATGTTTCACCTTCGTTCAGATAGATGCGCCCGCTTTGCAGGTCCACTTCATACTTATCGCTTGAGAACGTGCTGACATTGTTGGAACGATCAAACGTCTCAACGCTAGTGACCGACTGGAGCGGCGGATAAGCTACGTCAAAGGTTTCACCGCCGCCAAGAATATATGGCCGACTGCCAGTATGCACGCCGGGGCCAAGTGCCAGCATTCGATCATCAGCGCCAGCATATTGGAAGCCATCGGCCTTCATCACGAAAGTCTCGGTCAGAAGCGCAAGGCGTAGATACTGCTTGCAAGCCTCAGTGGCGGTCGAAACGTAAGCCGCAATCACCGCATCGTCTGCGCTGCCATCGACACGCAGAAAGGTCTTCATGTCTGCTGTGCTAATAGCTGGGCTATCTGTGCTGACAGTTACATAGGCAGACTTACGGTTGAATCTCATCCTTCAGCCCTCTTTGCCATCGCCTGTTCACGTCGCCACTTGCTGCGGCTTACGGGGCTGTCTGTGTTGGCGAGATAATCTTCATAGCTGGAATATGATAGATCACCCGGCTCCGCGTTCACTGCTTCCGGCTTGGCTTCAGGCAGAACATCCTCATCAATATCGTCAGTCATTGTTTGAAACCTTCCTTGGCCTTGCGCGCTTGCGCATCTTGTTCTCTGGTGCAGCAGGCATTGCCTTGGTCACAATCTCACACGCGCCAGCGTCAATCAAAATGCTCAGAAGATTATCGTCCACCTGATGTGTCGAGCCTTCATGCCATACCTCAACCCTGATGCCGTTCGGAGCGACCGGAATGGTGCGTAGCATTTTAATCTCGGTCATGGGCTGTGTGTCCGCTGTATGAAGATCGCCTTGTCCCAGACATTAACATCTTCATCGAAAGTAAGAAAGAAGCGCAGCCCATCAGACCCGAATGCGTTCGTCACGAACAGAGTTTTGTCGAACACGATGAAGTCCTGAATGTCGGAACCTTTGGTCAGCGGCTTGCGTTCATCAGTGATTGACGTTGAGTAGCCAGCGCCGATCTTGCCTGTAATGTAAACGATCGTCTGTGCTGAGGTCGCCTTGTCTAACTTGAAGTCAATGCTGACCGTGTAGACCTCGCCGGTTGCCTGCGGCTGAAGCGTGTTGCTTGACCATACGTCAAGCGGCATGCCTTGCCGGAAACTCGTGTCACTTTCAGCCGCAGCGCCATCTATGCTGAGAAGCGTCTCGGTATCTGCGCTGATTGCCTGCTTGTTGGATACTGTGTGCGTATCGTCGTGGTAATAGAGCCAGCCGCCGTCATAGCCTGTGCGGCGCTCTTCTCCTGCATCAGTGCGAATGATGAGGTCAGCCGCTCGCTTGCCATCTTGGGATGCTGCGGGAATCTCGTCCCAATTAATTTGCGACATGGTATTCCCCGATAAGTGAAAGGATGGGGCGACCGAAGCCGCCCCGCTCTAGTTAGGTTGCAGCCGTGCCGCTGTCGATGGTTGCCGAACCCATGTTCGCACCCATCCGCTTCGTGGCATGGACGTTGACAACGGCGTTGGTGCCGGTGGTGCCAACAGCAGTCATGCGCACATAGCGCTTGCTGCCGATGTAGCCAATGGAGCCAATCATCTTGTCATCGTCAGTGTCCGAGGTCACGGTCAACGCAGCTTCGGTGCCAACAAGGTCAGCGTCAGCCACTGCGGCCGCACCTGCGTCCGTGGTGTCATCACCTTCCTCAACTTGGAACGAGAAGCCAGAGGCCGTGCCAGCGTCGGTGACAGTACCAGTGCCAACAGAGAACGTTACGCTCTGCCAGCCCTGCATGTCGATCCAGTCGCCTTCGGCTTTGGTGGTGCCGGACAGGGTGGCCGACAGGCCCATCCCATATTCGGCGTCGTTGCGGGTGTCAAAAACAGCCATTGTTTAAGTCTCCTTACGCTGCGACTTTACCGATGGCAATGCCATCGAAATTGGTTACGTCACCGCCAACACGCTGTGTCGTGTAGTACGTCACGAAGCCTTTGTTGGAATACGGGTCACGAAGAACCTGCAAGCCAACACGGTCAACGATGGTGTAGCACGACGACCAGTCCGCATAGACGATTGACAGAGCGTTAGCTGCAACGGCTGGCATGTCATCCATGAAGATAACCGGCTTGCCGAGAAGCTGAAGCGTTGCCTGACCGTCACGCAGAAGCACCGGGCCGAAGAAGTACGTGTCGGAGCCTTTAAGCTGCAATGCAGCGCCGAACGTGGTCCGCTTCATGCCCCAAGCTGCACCAGCCTGATAGCCTTCTGGGATGGCATTCTGCACGTCAATCAAGCCATCAGCATCCAGCGCAGCGGCTGCACCCATGTTGACCTGATTGATCGCACCGCGCTCGTATGTGCCGGACACAGCCTGTGCAGCATATGTCAGGAAGCCACGCGGCTTGTTCACGCCATCGCCGTTCACAAAGGCGCTATTCTGCGTCCGTGCGAACTTGTCGGCAACCTTACCAGAGAGCCATGCTTCGACGTCGAGGTACGCATCCTCAATCATCTCAGTCGTCATGCGCGGGTCAGCTTCGATCTTGTGAGCCGCAATGACTTTCTGGCCGAGTTCTGGCGTGTTGGTTTCGCCGCCTGAAGCGCCTTCACCAACCCAGCGGGCTGCTGCTTCGTTGTCATCAATCAGGATGTCGATTGACTTGGCACTAGTCTGCTCGACGTTTGCAACCTGACGCAGAGGCGAGGTTTCAAAGATACGAGAGACAACTGTGTCAGACAGTTCTGGGCGAACCAGATAACCACCGTCCGGGTTGACGTCCGTGGACATAGACTTAATTTCGACGCCTTCCGAGCCAGCTTTGAAGCCAGCAGGCAGGGTGCCGTAAGCCATATACTCACGAAGTGCATCGCGGTGCTTGGCCTCATGATCAGCGCCGAAACCTTTGGCTTCTTCTGCTGCGCCAGGACGCTGCATAGCTGCCTCAAGTTTAGCCTGCTTCTGCTGCATCTCGTCCATTTTAGCGACGATCTCAGCAGACATGCGGTCATGCTTTTCCTGCGTCACGACATCTTTTGAGTCGCTCTTCAGTTCGTCAACCTCTTTGCGAAGGTCAACGAGGGGTTGGTTGATCTGCTCAACCAGCCCTTTGATTTCTGCAAAGTCAGACATTTTGTCCTCCAAAGTTTTGCAGGGTTTCCGATAATAGGGCTTTGAGTTCATCAACCTCGCGCTGATTATCCTCTGGAACAATAACGTCTGCCTCACGCAGAACATCATCGCGCCGCTTCCACGCTGCCGACGCCATGGCCTTGGCCTCTGACCGGGTGAAACCTAGATGCCGGAAAGCGCGCTCCACGTCGCGCACGTCGGCGTTTTTCACAGAAGTCACCATAGCCTCACTGTTGGCGGGCATGGTCACTAGTGATGTTTCAATGAGGTCTACGGATTTAAGGCGGCGATTGTTGCCCTCCATCGCATAGTCCCTTGTAATATAGCCGATAGACAGACCGTCGATGGCACCGGCTTTGACTAGTTCGTAGGCGTCGCGCCCCTTGGTCGATTTAGTGACAATCCGGCCTTTCATATACAGGCCCCGGCTGTCTTCCTTGTATTCATCCCAGACGCCAATCGGGTCTTCCATGCGGTGCTGATAGAGCATCTTTGGCTTGCGCATCCCCAGCGTTTCCATGAACGCGCCCGGTTCAATGACGTCGCCGTAGCTGTCCACGTTGCCGAAGACTGCACCGTAGCCTTCAATCTGGCCTTCTTCGCCAACCATCTTCACGCTGACGTCCAGCGACTTCTGCTCTACTTCCATGTCGTCTGACCTCTCGTCCCACTTGCTCACGCAAACCGCAAAGCGTTGGTCGTTATTTGGAAAGTCTGCAACGGCTTCTGCATCGCCCATGCAGCGCTCTAGCCATTCAGTACGACTTTCCGTTGGGTTGGGTTCTGGCATTCTGCACCTTTGCAAAGATGCCCAGAACTATAGCATCAATGGGCATTTCTGCAAAGTGACCCGTATTTACGGGTTATCTCCTCAAAGAGAGATAAAGATTTCGCCTTC